GGGAATACATAAAGGAATCTAAGTTGAAAACACTGTTGAAACAGTATATGGTGTTTGATATATACTTTATGGACGGGAAAGATGTAAGAGATTACAAATTGAGTCCCACAAGGATTACAAAGATGAAAGATTTTTGTGATGGTTTTGTGTCGTCTAAGTTGAAGATTAAGGCAAAAACCTATCACATAGGAACAGATATTTTCGCATTATCGCAAAAAGTGTACAATAAAGACAAATATGACTATCACATTGACGGTTTAATATACACACCCACTGAATTGGCTGTAGGAACATATTATAAGGAAGAGGAAAGTGATAAAGATACCTTTGGATCCACTTGGATGAATGTTATGAAGTGGAAACCACCTGAGGAGAATTCCATTGATATGTTGACGACTTATGGTAAGGATGTGTTTGTACCTGAATACGGACGGTGCAAACTCTGTAGTCTCCAAGTGGCTTACAAGTCTAACACAGACGAATTAATTGATCCAATCAAAGTTTTAACAAACAAAGAGATATCGAATAGAACCACATATATAGCAAAAGAGTTCAAGAGTATCTACTTGAAATTGGATGGTAATTCGAAGAAACCGAAAACGATGAATGGTGAGTATATTTACAATAACACAATTGTTGAATATATATACGATTCTAAAAAACCGGATGTGTTTTCGTGGATACCATATCGGGTTAGATATGATAAAACAGAACTTTATCAAAACACAAAGAATATATTCAATACGGCGAATACATACACAACAGCTATGAACGTTTGGAGAAGTATCCAGAGTCCTGTAACCACGGATATGATAACAGGAAAAGAGAAATTGAACGAAGGATCCGTGAACGTAAACAATGTATATTACGCAAGAAATGTCAGTCGATCAAAGATCCTATCGAAACCAATGCTTATATTCCACAACAAAGGTATCAAATCTAGGTTATATAGTCTATTCAAAAATAAACGTTACAACCTAATCGAACTTGCTTGTGGAAAAGCAGGAGATTTGTTCAAATGGATCGAAAACAAATACACATTCGTCTTAGGTATGGATGACAATTTAGACAATTTAATGAATAGCTATGATGGTGCATATAAGAGATACTATCAAATGAATGTTACGAACAAAAATAACATTAAAGCACTGTTTTTACAGAAAGACATATCGAAAAGTTGGATGGATAGAGATGAAATAGAGAACAAGACGATGAATCAACTATATGACATTGCTTGGGGTAAGGTGAAACAGTATGACATTGAAGATTCAAAGATGATGAATTATTATGATATAATGAATAAACAGTTTGATGTAGTGAGTTGTCAATTTGCTATTCACTATATGTTTGAGAACGACGAGAGACTAGATACTTTCTGTGATAATTTGAATAAATTAATGAAAGTGGGAAGTTATTTCATTGGAACTTGTTTAGACGGTAATTTAGTTCACAAACTTTTGGATAAATCTGTATCTGGTATTCGTCAAGGTGATATCAACGGTAATATCGTGTGGATGTTACAGAAGAAATATGATGAATACAAAGAGAAAGAAACGGGTAATAAGATATCTGTGTATTTGGAGTCGATCAATAGAGTGTACGATGAATATCTAGTTGATACGGAATTGTTAAAAGAGAAACTGAAAACATATGATATTGAATTATTGAATGATAAAGACCTAAAAGAGTTAGATTTGACTAAATCGATGGACACATTTGATAAATGGTACGACGCAAACGAATACCCATTTAACGATGTACTGAAGGAATACAGTTTCCTTAATACATGGTTTGTATTTAAGAAATACAAATGATTGCTAGGTAATGGAAAATATACCTCTGTATCACATATTGAAAAATTATAAACAACATTATGATTACAAAAGTTTCTATGATACACAAGGATGTAATGATATGTTAAGATGTAAGTTACAAAGGGAGAAGAATAAGATTGATAATGAAAAAAATTGGGATATAGCGAAGAAATATGCGAATAACTATGAGTTTATTTTTTCTTTCAATAACGATGGAGTATCGAATAAGAATCCTATTAGTCGATCCTATTTCAAGTTGATTGAGATATTAAAGGACAATGGTATTCACGATAATATGGTGAATATAAAGACTGCTTGTTTGTGCGAGGGGCCTGGTGGTTTTATTCAAGCAATTAATGATGTTTATAGGGACAGATTGGATCCAATTGACTGTATTACTTTGATATCGAATAATAAGAAGGTACCGAATTGGAAACTGAGTAGTATAGATAATTATCGTATATCATATGGTGCCGACTCCACTGGAAATTTATATAATATCGAAAATATAAATCACTTTGTTAACGTTGTTGGTAAAAACTCTTGTAATTTGGTAACAGCAGACGGTGGATTCGATTTTAGTAATGATTTCAACTCACAAGAAACCAATTTTCTATTACTGTTGTTGTGTGAGATTTATACCTGTTTAAACATTCAAGCCGAAGATGGAGTGTTTATTGTCAAAGTATTTGATCTCTTTGATATGAAAACGATGGATATGATATCTTTATTGAGAATGTTTTATGACACATTGACAATCCAAAAACCAAAAACAAGTCGACCAGCAAATTCAGAGAAATACATAATATGCAAAAACTTTACACTAAAAAATTATTCTATATTATCATCTATCCAACACTGTATTTCTAACAAGTATGTAAATTTAGAACACATTATTCCTTCTTCATTACGATATGATACACTCAAACATATCTACGAATACAATAAAATATTTGTTGAAAAACAAATACAACAAATAGAAAAAACTCTTAATTTACTAAGATCGAATCAGTTTGACAAACGAAAAAATATAGAATTATGTATTGAATGGTGTGAGAAATATAATATACCCATCAAGAAAGATTTGGTTTGACGTATTTGTCTACCAACATTGTTCCAACCTTAACAGATGCGTCGTGTTCGCTGAGTTTGTTGGCTTCCATTTTCTGTTTTTGATTGAGCATATAGTTTAGTGTTGCTCTATCAAGATTTTGTTCAAATAGTTTATCAAACAAATGTGGACAATTAGATGCAAATTCGCTATATTTGTCTCTGTAGAACCCTTTTGAGTTTTGGTTATTCAAAATATCCTGTATTATATCTTCAATTTCGGTCATACCGAAATTTTATTTTATATAATCTATTTTATATTTAAATAATATAAATGAGTAATTATTCCCCATTTGACAGTTCTCAATCCCAAATACCCAAACCGAAGTTAAATGGAGGTCTTTACACCGGAACTCCTTTCAGAGGTGTTTGGGGTAACACTTATGTCAAACCAGACACCGTGTCCATGACCACTAACACATTAATATCTGCAAATCCACCACCTAAAGCACCTTTCCAATTTGGTAACACGATCCGTCCGGGCAACAACGATCCAGATCTTCAAAATATACATAGATACTCAAATCATCACGATATCGTATGTACCGGATCTGTAAAGAAAACAGCATACAAAAACTATAATCCATTTGATAGTCTCTATGCTAGTATATAGAAAAAAATAGATGTTATTGTCAATAATACAATTAGTTTAGTGTATTCTTTTGGTCTAATATAATACACTTTTCTTGGTTTGAAGATCATTTTGTAAATTAAAACTAATAATATAGTCTCAAGAAAGTCTTTTTTATTTAATTTATATTGCGTCCATATTAACCAAAAAGGAACAAAATGAAACACAATATTTGACAATTGTAGTAAAATACCTGTAATGTCATAATTCATAATTACCATAAATCCTTTAACGTATGTAAAATAAAAACCACCAAAAAGAACTATCAATGTCAACAAATGCAAATTCACCACATCAATTTCATAGAAATATTTGACCAATACTAATATCAATGTTTGAAACGTCAAGAACTCTATCATCTCTTCTTACTTTTGTCCAATATTTTTTCCACGAATGCATAGTCCTCCTTCAGTAAGTTATCAAAATACTGTGGATATATCGTCTGTGACTTCCTATTCTTCTCCACATAAAATCCGTATCCTTTGTAATTTATTGTAAATCCTTTGTAATCTATCGGGAATTTCATTAAGAATAATACATCATCTTTTTTTACGTGTTTGATTTCGCTAATACCTTTAAGTTTCATATAGGGTTTAAGTGGTATAAAGGATTTAGGATTTAGTATTTCGATCACGGGTCCAAACCTCGCATCTCTAATTAGAACTTTTTTGCCTTTAATATCAAATTCATTCTTGTAAGACGCGAGTTCAGGTTTGATAACATCTTTAGATTTGACTGTTTTGTTGCATTTATCGGTGATAAATTTGTGAAACTTTTTAATTGTATCTAAATATGTTTTTTTCCCTTGGGATATTTCGTCGAGTCCGGATTCCATATCACTTGTGAAGTCTGTGTTGATAATATCGTTGAATTTTCCACTTAGGTATTTTGATATTGTGATACCTATTTCTGTAGGCACCAGAGATCCTTTTTGGTTATACAATTCTTTCTTTTCTAGTTTTTTCTTCAATACATTACCCACCAATACATAATCGATATAATCCATCTCTGGACCCTTCATATCCGTCTTATTTACGTATTTTCTATCATAAAGTATATTAACGATACTAACATAAGTAGAAGGTCGGCCGATACCTGTATCTTCCATTTTTTTAATTATAGAAGCCTCACTGTATCTCGCTGGTGGCGACGTCCAGATACAGTTACCCACTATCTTCGTAGGCTTTATCTTCGATAATTTATCTAATTTATTAAACGTTTCCTCAATACCTTCATTATCAACCTTCTTCGTGTCCTCATACACTATCTTATAACCCAACTCCACCAAATGCTTCGACTTACCCATAAAATACTTTTTGTTCATACGTTTCTCCGTAATTTTCATACATAACTCCTTGTATTTCGCAGGAACCATAAAATAGGCCACAGTTCTGTTGAATATCAAGTCATATAATGCGACTTGACGTTTGTTAAGACCTGGAAGACGAACAAGATTTGTTGGACGAATTGCTTCGTGTGCTTCCTGTGCATTTTTTTGTTTTTTTGTGGAAGAGTTGGAGGGATTATTTAGATAATTTTCACCATACTGTGACTTTATAAAATCAACTATTTTGTATTGGAATGGTACAGAAATGTTGGTTGAATCAGTACGCATATATGTTATGTGACCCAGTTCATATAACTCTTGAGCAACTTTCATAGTTTCTTTGATTGTAAATCCTATAGAGGAAGCTTTTTGTTGTAAAGTTGAAGTAGTGAACGGTTTGTCTGGTTTATCTAGAATATCTTTGAATTTCTTTGAGACTACGTCATATTCTTTGATGAGTCCCAAATCCTTTTGTAACAAGTCTTTAACCTTACTTTCGTCCGTTATCTTAATGATAACATCTTTTTCATCGTATAGTTTTGCATCTGTTATATCATACTCAAAACTTCCTAATACATTCCAATACTTCTGTGTCTCAAATTTATTTATCTCCATTTCTTTTTCAACGATTATACCCAAGACAACCGATTGTACTCTACCCGCAGATAAAGTACCACTATATTTGAAAGATTTACGTAAAATGGTTGACAAATTAAAACCAACAAGACGATCAAGAATTCTCCGTGTTTTCTGTGATTCGACCATATCCATATCGATGTCCTTTTGATTCTTTATGGCTTGCTCTAAAGCAGGTTTGGTAATTTCGTTAAAAACGATTCTTTTGTAATTTTTAGGTTTGAGGACATTCTTGAGATGCCACGCGATCGCCTCTCCCTCTCTGTCATTATCTGCTGCCAATAACACAAGATCATTCTTCTTGTTATGTTCTTGTAACATTTTGACGACTTTAGATTTATCAGGGATGACTTTGTACACCGGTTGAAATGTATTTTTATCGATTCCAAAGTTTTCGGTAACTACATCACAGATATGTCCAGCAGATGCCTTGACAGTAAAATTAGCATCCTTATATAATTCTTTAAGATATTTGGATATTGTCTTTTCCTTAGTTGCAGATTCAACGATTACAAGAACGTTCTTCATATTTGGTTATTGCTAATATTACTTAATTTATTAAATTCAAATTTTTTTAATAAGTATAATGTAAATGATAATATATGTAATACAATTCGTTGCTATAATAGTCTGTTTCGTTTTTATCTATTTCAATCACATACGTATATCCAACACACAATACAACAACGACAGACTGATGATCGACACCAAAAAGAAAATCAATGCTTTGAATACTGTTCTTCTTCAAAAATACGAACAGAAACAGAACATTGATTCTAGGATAATGACTATGATAATTAATAAGTTAAATATTATTAGTGACAATATGAGTAACAAGGACAACGCATTACAAATAGAAGTAGACAATCTCAAGTCGACATTGAACTATCTTCAAGATCAAAGCACTCTATTCCATAACTTTGAAGAAGAGTCTGTTTAATCAATCTTGTAATAAGCTAATCCCTTTTTGGCTGCATCCAACTCAGCATATTTTTTGTTTTGACCTTTTCCAATACCAATTACACAATTACAATTATCTTTGACATAAACAGTATGTATTTTTTTACCGTTTGTTTCGGTAATATCGATTTCGTAGAATTTTGGAATAAATTGGTAATTATGTTGACAGAACTTTACCAATTTATCCTTAAAATTAGTTTGTTGTGTCATTAATTCCGTGAAGTCAACGTACTCTTCAAGAATATTAACAATCCAATCGTTTGACTTTTGAAATCCTGTTTGATCGTGTTCTTCGTTATCAACAAATATCGCACCGATAAGTGCTTCAAACGCATCTTCCAATATGTTCTTGTTGTTGCGACCGTTATTAGACTCGATCTGTTGGGAAATCATAACATATTTGTTTAGTCCTATCTGGTTGGATAGGTTGGCTAGCATCTCACCATTCACAAGTTTAGTTCTTGTTGTAGTCAAGAATCCCTCGTTCACTTGAGGATATCTATCAAACAAGTATCTACCGACAACGAGATTCAATATCGCATCCCCCAAAAACTCCAATCTCTCATTGCTCTCCTCCTGCAAAGGTAAACATCCTTCCGGACAATTCACATTCCCATTCAAGAAATTCTCATTCTTCCTCGTACAATACGACTTATGCACAAATGCTCGTCGATAAACATTCATATTATGAATCACATTTACTATTGATGTGATCTTGAGGAGATCATCCTTTTGAATAAGAATGTTGGTGGGGTTATAGGGAAGTTCGTTACTGTTGAGATTGCTACCCATATTTATCTATAATTCGATTTATATAGAATTCAATCAAATTTTTATTTAAAATATAATTTATCAGTTTTTGTAAGAATGACATCTATATATATCGATGCTGAAAACGTACCTTACAACCGTTTTGATTGTATCAAGAAAAAATGGATGATAAACAACGAATATCCTATTATGTCTATTAAAGTATATGCGGATTGGTCAAGAGAGGATATGCAACCGTGGTATGAGTTGTGTAAGAAGTATTCGATTGATCAAAAACAGTGTACCTCACGACCTAAAAAGAATGTGGTAGACTTCCATATTTATATCGACATAATGGACGACATATACACTGATATTTTGAGTAAAACTTTTCATTTGAAGAATATTGTAATAATTTCAACGGATAGTGACTTTATTCATATTCACAATCGTATAAATAAGTTTAACATACGTGCAGATGTGTATTCACCGTTTCAAGATAAAATGGATTTGTATAAAAGTCACAATAACTTGTTCGAAGAAAATGTTAAAATCTCACACAAACCCACCGAGATTAAAGACTTCTTTAATAATGACCAAGAACAAAATAAATATGAAAGTGATGATGAAGAATATATTAATTATCATACTAAACTTCTATTTCATAGTAGTGATCCAGAAGATAGTGAATATGAAAGTGATGAAAGTGATGAAAGTGATAATGAACCTTTACTTTCAGAAGATAGAGAATCAATGAAACGAAATATTCAATTGTGTTTTAATTGGTTCAATAAAAAGAAGTATCCAAATAAAAAAATCAAACTGACAGATTTTAAAGAAACTTTTAATCAATTGAGTAATGATAACCTTATAGTCGACGTTGATAATCATAACACCATAGATTCATACTTTGAGACAGATTTGATAAATATTATTGATGGTTATGTTGAGTTGGGATTTCCACCGATAAAATTCAATACTCCTATAATTCATCTCATAGAATTGGCATTTTTATATAAAAATGCCAAGAAAATAGAAAAGAAAATTAAACATATGAAAGCAGATATAAGATTCCTCAGAGACAAAAATATCCTAGATCATTACGTCGAAGATAAAGATCTAAACAAAAACAACATTATTAACATTATCAAATATCAATTCTATAACAATATGTACATTAAAAAACACACCGATGGTTCTAAATATATTGGAATGTTTACAAAATAATCTTTGTAAAACATATAAAAAAGAGTCTTGTATGGGGGTCGAACCCACAACCTTTCGATTAGAAGTCGAATGCTCTATCCAATTGAGCTAACAAGACTTACATATAATATGTATGTAATTTTTAAATCAATTTTGATTATAATAAATTTTTACAACGGGAACATTTAATTACATTTGTTGATTCTTCAATGTCCGTTTCATTGACTTCTTGATTTTCTTTTCCGTTCCAAAAAAACTATGTAAAACTAACTAGTAGTTAATTTAACTTGTTTTCATTAAGGGTAATGGAACGCCTACCCTACAAATCGTTGATTCGTAAAAATCAAGTTCTTGGTTATCGAACTTAATAAGTTCCAAAGTTTAATACTTTGTTAAATTAGTTCTTATCTAAAGAACTAATT